GGGGGTTCCTATTGGGACGGTGAGTTGAAGAATACTTTCAATTACCCTTACCATTTAGTCAGCACCGAGTATGAGGCTGAGGATACGGTTATTGCGTTAGGAGGTAATTACCAATACACGGTAAGAGGTTCTAAGCCAGAAGAAAGGGTATTTACCTTATACTTTGAAGGCTTGCGGTACTCAGTTGCTTCCAATGGATTGATTATCGGTAATGTTAGTGATGATGACCAACTCTCCATGCAGCACCTAGAGAACTTCTATTACTACTACCGCCTAGATACCCCTTTTTATTACAATCACCCCACTTATGGTCGCTTAAAGGTACGATTCAAGGAACCCCTTAAGATTCCGAAGTTACGAGTTAACGGTAACGGCTGGACTGAAAATTTTACTATCACTTTAGTTGAGGTTATCGAAGATGCTCAACGCTACGTCTGATACTATACATCAAGAAGAAGCAACTCGACTTGCGCCAGAACCGTATGTGGAGCTGTTTAAATTTATCTATGATTACCTCCAACCAGACCAATTCATTGCTTTCACTAACCACCCGACAATCACTTGGCAGGGAGTTACTTACGAGAATTTCCCTCACCAGTTTAGTGGGTATAACATCCAATCAACAGGTGAGCAGAGCCGTCCTAAATTACAAGTAGCTAACCCTAATGGTTTATTCTCTAGCTTATTAGTGAACGGCACCTTACGCCAAGCGCAATTAGTTCGCTACCTCGTGTTAAGGTCTGACCTATTAGCTGATGAAAATCGTTACTTGAGAAATAAATGGCTAATGGCCAAAGTGATGAACTTAACCAAAGATAGTGTTACTCTTGAGCTGAGAAGTGTGTTAGATGGGGTTCGATATACCCTCCCTGCTCGTCAGTATATTTCCCCTGACTTCCCTGTCACCAGTATGGGTTAGCTATGTTACTAGAATTATTAAATAGACCTTACCAAGATGGTAAACACGATTGTTATGGCTTAGCGCGTGAGTATTATAAACGCGAGTACGGGTTACAACTCCGTAACTACGCCAGACCCATTGGTTTTGACCATGAAGGGTTAGACTTGCTTAAAGACAACTTTTCTAAAGAAGGGTTCAGAGTTGTTCCTGTTTCGGGTATTTCCGCATTAGAGAAAGGCGATGGTTTATTGTTTTCCATCTTAGGGAGTAAGACCGTTAACCATGTTGGGGTTTATATCGGCTCAGGGTACTTTATCCATCACCTCTATGATAAGATGTCTAAGTGTGAGAGCCTAGACCAACGGTGGTACCAGAGGGTCTCCCTTGTCGTTCGACACCCTGATATTATAAGTCTTAATGTTAGCCGAATTGGGAAGGTAAGCCTATTAGATCTACTGCCGCCCCATTTACGTTTGAAGGTGCAACAGAATGCAAGCAGTTCTCAATAAGCTTTTAGAGTATTGGCACCCAGCCTTAGAACGCTGTGGTTTTATTACGGCTGACAACACTATCTTAGAGAAAGAGAACCTTCACCAAGACCCTCGTAATCACTTCGCATTAGAGGATATTCCCGAAGGTTCTGTTGCCTTATGGCACACACACCCTTCGGGTTGCAGTAACCTCTCAATGGACGACTACCACTTATTTAAGAGTTTACCGAGCTTGATACACATTATTGTGGGTCAACAGGAAGTTGCTTACTACTACGTTGATGAAGATGGGGCTGTCTTACGAGGAGAGGACGATGCAAGTTGATATTTTCCTGACAGGTTATTTAGCCAAGTTTGTAAAGCAACAACCTGTTCAAGTTGAAGCTTTCAACAACCGAGACGCTTTAGAGAAGCTCCAGAACTACTTACCCAAAGGGGTTCGACACCTAGTTAAAATCAAAGAACTTGGGTGTCCAGACGATTTAGAGGAACTTAAGGAAACGCTGACAATAAGCCCTCTATTTGAAGGCTCTGGGGGTGGATCTAAGCGATCGTCAGGCATTCAAATTGGTATTGGTATTTTATTAATTGCTTTTGCGGTTGTCACAGGTGGTGGGGCCACGCCTCTAATCAGTGCAGGGTTAAAGCAATTCTTAATTGGTGTGGGAGCTAACTTAATCATTGGTGGTGCTTTACAGCTCCTCCAAAAGTCTCCTAAAGCAGACCCAACTCAAGGGGATAAGAGAAGCCGTTTTATTAACGGGGATAAAAACACGGTTCGGGAGGGGACACCAATCCCCTTGATTTATGGCCGACAAAAGGTTTACCCTCACATCTTATCATTTAACATTGACTCTACCGACTACAATCCTGACCTTGAGTGATAAAAATGAAGAAACAACTATTGATCGGCTCTGGAGGTAAGAAGCCAGCTACCCCTACCATCACCAATGATAATCTTTTCTCTAAAGATAAAGTAGAGTTACTCTTGGGCGTGGGGGAAGGGCCGATACTGGGTTTAGAAGATGGTTTAAAGAGTTTCTTCGCAGGGGACGTACCTTTAAACGACAAAGATGGTCAACCGATTATCAAAGATTTAGTTGCTACCCCTTATCAGGGTAGTTCAACTCCTCAAGTGATTAATTTTGCATTAGGTGGGGAATCTGCCAACACTACCGTTGGCGTTAATATCCTCCAAAAGTCTCCTGTTGTTCGTTACACACCTGAAAACTTTCGGGGGAAGATTAATAAATTAGATATTCGTTTAAACATCGCTCAACTTTTTAAAGAAGAAGCCAATGGGGACGTTCTAAATAACACAGCCGAGTTCCGTATCGAGTATAAAACTGCTAGAGGCACTGACCCTTGGATTGTTTTAGATTTTACTAATGCTACCCCTAATGGGCCTAATCCTTTCCCCAACTTAAGCGGTATAACTTTTCAAGTCGCTACCCATACCGACAGTAAAAACAAGTACCAATTAATAGGCAAAACGGGTTCAGGTTTTGTTATCGACTTTAGGGTCACTGTTGCCCCTATTACCGATGACGACTACATTATCAGAGTCACTAAGTTTAACCCTGATACAGACAACAGCGTTAACTTGAAGGTGGCTTGTGATATTATCTTTGATAGTTTCCAAACTATTTACCAAACTTCTCGCAGTTTCACTAATACAGCCTTAATGCACGTCACAGGCCGAGCTAATGACCAATTCAGTGATATTCCTGACTTCTATGGCATTTACAAAGGCTTAGTCACTAAAGTACCGAGTAACAGGGTCGAGAACGCTGTCGGATCTGCTTGCTACCCTACAACATGGAACGGGGTGTTAACCCCTGCTTGGCATAGTAACCCTGCTTGGGTCTTGTATGACTTATTAGATAACCCTCGCTATGGAATGCGTAGATATGCCCCAACTTTAAATATCTACACTCAGGACTTCTACGAGGCTGGAGTTTATTGTGATAATGGGGTTGGTAATTACTTCGGTACAGGTGATGAAAAACGCTACACCATGAACATCACCTTAGCCGAAAACCAAAACGGGTGGGAAACTTTACAGAATTTAGCAGGGGCTTTTGACGCTGTTCTTTACGATGACGGTGAGGGAAATGTGCGGTTGAAAGTAGATAAGTGGGTCGAACCTCGTGTGTTGTTTACACCTGAAACGGTAACTATTGAGGGTATTAATTACAGCTTTACCGACATTAACACCCAATATAACAGCATCACCGTGAGCTTCACCAATCCCGAACGAGGCTGGCAAGAAACTCGTTTGAAGGTAAAAAATGACACCTTCATAGATTTAAATGGTGAGATACCTTTAGACTTTGTGGCTGTTGGTTGTACCAGTGAGAGTGAGGCTTTAAGACGCGCTCAGGCTCGCTTGTTAACTGCCACTCAAGAGAAAATAATTGTGGCTTGTACCACAACCCGATTAGGGTTAATCCTAGACCCTTTAGAGATTGTTTATGTAGCAGATCCGCTAATGGGATGGGGTACAACAGGTCGTATTAGTCACACGTCAGGTAATTTCATTTACATGAGGGATAACCTAGATGATGTTCTTATCAGCACTCCCGCGGATATTTATATTCAAACGACAACAGGAATCTATCAGGGAAGGGTAACGGTAACTCAAACAGAACCAGCGGTTCTCTTGGTAACTTCTGCGGGTTTTGAGACTTTGGATTTACCAGAGTTAACTCAGTTCTGTTTAGGTAACTTCACCACATCAAGTGGCTCTTTAATACGCGGCCCTAAACCTTTCCGAATCACTGCGATTGAACCCTCTAAGGATTACAACACTTTCCAGTTAACAGCCTTGGAAGTTTATAAAAAGAAATATGATGTAGTGGGGAATCCAGATAACCCTGAGATTCTGATAGACACGGATAATTATACGGGTTTAAACCTTAGACAGTTATTTGAAGATAAGAATCACTCCTTGAGTCGCCAGTATTCAGGAGTGACATTCACTTTTGACGGCACCTTAGAGCAGCAAGCAAATAGTTTCTTACTCCTTTGCGCTGCCGATGTTAATGGCTATGCCATTACTGTAGGCGATTGGACAGGCTTACTCCCTCCAGATGTTAAGCCTAAGTTAGTGTTTAAAGGGGCTGTCA